CTTCCGTTCGGGACCGGGGAATATCATCCACGGCCTCCACGAAGTGTACCACCCTTTGCGGGCTCGGATCGCTTTAAATCCGAGCACCTCATTGGGATCAACAACGACCTTCTGGCCGTTGAGGGAGATATCTATCCCGTCGTACTTCCATGTCCAAGGATCAGAGAGCATAGACTCGCTCTCGTCGTTAACTTCCTTGGACATAAGCCAGTGGATCATAGCTGCCTCTGGATCAACTTCGACATCCTTTACACGCGGTACTAAACGCATGCGAGGGCGGTCGCCGGTGACTAGAGCGCTACAATCCTCCGGATCTATGCCCCCCCAATACCTTCGGGGGACATGTTTGGAGTACTTCCAATGGAATGCGGCGAGCTCGGGTGTGGCCATGAAGCCCCACCCGCGTCCGTCCCACTCCATGACTCGGTTTAAAAGCCGAATCAGGTCGGGTAGAATCTCAATTGGACGCCAAATGTAAAATGGCGTCACATCGAAGCCACGTTCATAGTGCTTTCCGCAAGATTCGCGGAAAGTCCCAGTGTAGTGCGTCTTCTTGAGATTCGGTTTGAAGCCGAAGAACTCAAGAACTCGCATGAGTCTGGGTGTAACGCCGGAAGGCGCTATGATGTCATCACCATAAACGGAGATCGATCTCCAATCAAAGCCTGAGAGTTCACAAACCGCGCGAGTGATCGCGTAGAATAGGATACTCTCAAGTTCGAAAGTGAACCCATTACCCATCGTCGAGAAGAGCTCAAGAGTGTGCTCTTCCTTGTCGATGAGTGTGGTTTTCACACGGAGATCGTCTAGCAGTGAGTACCATTCCCAGGGCAACATCAATTGCACAAGGGAGTGCGTTACGGTATCACTGGCTGATGATAGGTCAATGGTTGCAAAACCATCCCTATAGGCATTGCGGGCTTTCTCTTGATTGATCGTCTGATCCCTCAAGTTAATGCCGGTTTTGACCAACAGACGCTGTCTTAAGTGTCTGCCGCATGCTCTTTGCATCAGCATATTGAGTTCAGGCTCTTTACAAGCCACGCGGTCAATATCTGACTTCTTTGGTACCGTGAAGAGCCCACTGCTCTCCCTCAGTGTCACAGTCTGCCTTCCGTTGATATGCTCCCTGACAGGGTCGCATACGATACGGAGCCAGTGTGGTAACGCTGAGAGTGATATGTGAGCTTCGCCCAAGAGCTTGTGTACGGCGGAAGAAGAACTTCGCCGCACACGTGTGGATGCCCCGTTGGTGTGAGAAAAGGTCTTGAAAACCTCATTCACATCAAGGGGCCCACAAATGTAACGCACATGACGTTGAACGCGCCGGAATAGTCTACCGGTCGTCGTCCAGCCGAGATCATGCTCGTCAGCGTACGCCATAGTAAAAAGGTGTACGTTGACACGTGCGTTATGACGCTCCACAGCGCGGAATTTATCAATTGCGCGCTGACGACGAACAAGTGCTGGGTCGGTATCCTTACCGATGAACTTCGTGAGAAGTTCCTCGATAAGGTACCCAGTGGCGAAATCGTTACCGTACGTCTTTTGGCTCTCGTTGAGAGCTTCTAAGAGGTCCGGGATGATTGCGTCCTTCACTCGTTTGGGCAAAGAGATATCCGGCCTTAACGGGTCGAATCTCTTTTTGTCGTATGACATCTCGTTTCCTTCGGATTGCGAGGTGATGTGCCGGCCCCATGCAAGGGGCCGGTAAGGAGGTCTCAGTACGAGCCTAAGAGGGCAGCGGCTACTTCACGAATGAAGTAGTCGATATCATCTCGGTTAACTCCGTAGATGGCCATTAGGACGTACACGCCGATGATTGTGAAAATCGTCGAACGTTCGTGCATCACTGACCAAAGGTCAGCACACCTTCAACGGGCAGTTCAGCACGAAACTGAGTCTGCACCGAATCGGGTGAGCCCTGGCATGCAGCCAGGGTGAAAGCCATGCACATGGCAAGGAAAAGCCTCATCGTTAGCTCCTTTCATATGAGCTGAGGAAAATACACATTGACGCCACCAGGTATGTTTACACACACCTGAGAGCGGCCAATACGTATGGCTTGATCGACTTGGAACAGGGCAAATGATACTAGAGATAGGATCACTTCCCCGTTAGTGCCATCACTGTAGAAATCACGAACCACGAAAAGTTGGGTTTCATACCAATCTTCGTAGTGATCGAACACAGTGATCCATCCGTCTTCTCCTTCCTTTTCCGCGGTGCGGAAGAAGAAGTCGAGGATGAGGAGGTTTCCGAGCAGACATTGATGTATCATTCCATGTTGTTCTTCATCATGGAGCGACCACTTAATGCGATCCGCAAGGAAAAGAGCCAAGTCTTCCTTGAATGAACGCACCTTCGTCTTCCAGGAATCACCGTTATGTTTCGACGGTGAGAAACAGAAGTCAGTCATTTTATCATCCTTTCAGGAATGATGAAGTGGGTTGAAGGGTTCAGGGCGAAGTTACCAGATCGCTTCGAGCGCAGTCAGCGCCGAATCAATCTGAGTAACAGACGCCCCGAGAGCGTTCATGTGCATCCCCACAGTGTCTTTCCGCTCCTGGAGCGTCGAGTCACTGGTGAAGGTGAAAGTGGTTTCCGCATATTGAGTGCGGGCCACTTTCGGCACGGAGACCCCATTGATCACCTCGGTAACAACCGTGGGATTCGAGAGGCGGAGCGTAATCCGGTATTTCTCGCCGGATTTCCGAGAAAACAGGGTGAACTTACGTTCCCCTGCGGGCATGGCCCCGGCCTCACACCACGTGGGGACCGGGTCCTTGGACCGAGGCGCGAAGGTATGCGCCACGGGGGTCGCTGCGCGATCATTGACCGCGAAGGAAGCAAAAGCCGGCATCGCCAGGCTCCTTAGGTTGAAGAGTGAGCAATTACTTGAACACCCGTTGGAAGCCAATCGCGAGGAGTGAGATAGCTTTCTCATAATCCTCGAGAAGACTGTCGATCCCTGTGATATAAGGGACCGGCATAGGCCATGTTAAGTAGAGTTTCCTATCGAAGGATAGGGCTCTACCGGTGATGCGTCCCGGAGTGCCTGCCTTGAGTCTCAAGGCGGTGACAAATTCAATGTCAGCACTCCATTTCGCGTAGTCAGTTCGATACCCATGTGATAGGATCAATCCCCAGTGTCCTCCTAAGGACCTGATGAATGCTCCTATGGGTATGAACCAGTCGACCACAAACGACAAGGGAACTAATTCCCATGCGACGGATAGAGGGTCAAGTAAACCCAAACTATCCAAGGTGGCTAGCGTGGGTGATTTTACCTTAACGGCAATCTCACCTTTGCAACCCCACTCGCCTGTGAAGTCC